GGTTTAAGCAGAAATTTACATCTGCATCTGACGGGATTAAAAGCGCATTTTCCGGCGTTGGGAATTTCTTTTCGGGTATTTGGAGCAGCATAAAAAATACTTTCTCCCATGTGGCCGACTGGTTCAGGGATAAATTCTCCGCAGCATGGAAAGCCGTAAAAGATGTTTTCTCGTCCGGAGGAAAGGTTTTTGACGGTATAAAGGATGGTATATTAAATGGTCTGAAATCCGTAGTGAACGCACTCATTAGTGGGATAAACAAAGTGATAGAGATACCGTTTAACGGCCTGAACTCAGCTCTCGGAAGACTGAAAAAAGTTGATATCATGGGACTGAAGCCTTTTGAATGGCTCCCGTCCATCAAAGTGCCGCAGATACCCAAGCTGGCACAAGGCGGTTTTGTGAAAGCTAACACCCCGCAGCTTGCTATGATAGGCGATAACCGCCATTACGGTGAGATCGTAGCCCCCGAAGATAAACTGCAGGCTATGGTCAATGAGGCGGTCAGGGCTGTGGCAGGATCTGGTGGTGCTAGTAAAACAGAGTTGGAATCCATCATCAACAGTGCGGTGACAAGGTTCATTGCTGCCGTTGGGAAGATGGGATTCTTTGTGGATGGTGAACTTTTGGCCAGGGCGCTTGACAGGGCACTGGAAAATGTAAAGTACCGCCAAAATCCGGTAGAGGTGACATAAATGGCAGATATTTTAAGATCAGGAGGCGTGGTGCTGCCGGCACCCGTCTCCATTTCTGTTAATGATGAGATCATATGGACTTCCGACACGGGCCGTACAATGGACGGGACGATGGTCGGAGACCCGGTTGCGAATAAAAAGACTGTAAGTATCAAATGGGGTGTACTTCCAGAATCAGATGTAGCGCTTATCAAGCGGACACTGGTTGCGGGATTCTTTCCTTTTACCTTCCGGGATGACGGTATCAATGCGACAATAGAAGTATACCGGGGGACCATATCCAAAGAACAGATAGGCCGCCTGGGGGACGGGATATTTTGGTACCGCAGTGTTACGGTGGATATTATACAGAGGTGATGACATGGTAAGGACAAGTATGGATTACAGACGGGCTGTTGTGCAGGACAGGATATTTCATGTACGGGCAGTGATGCAGTTTCCGGATGGGACAGAGACGGTACTGACAAACGGAGACCTGATGTCGGATGGGATGACTATCAAGACTGGTGTATCCAGTACAGACAGCTTTGATATTGGTTCGGCATCTATTGGGGAGTGCACGCTGCGCCTGGACAATACAGACGGGCGGTATAATACCTACGATTTTGAGGGTGCAGAACTGAATGTAAAGGTTGGCCTGCAGCTATCAGAGGACAAGATCGAGTGGATACCAAAGGGCATATACACGGCGGAGCCGGGAAAATTCACGGGTGCGGTCATCTCTGTCACAGCTTATGACAACATGGCAAAGTTCGACCGGACTTATACAGACAGCAGATTAAAATATCCGGCTACTTTGGGGCAGATCGTAGCCGATGCCTGCAGTGTATGTGGTGTGGTACAGGCATCTGCGGATTTCCCGAACCGCAATTTTACGGTAAAGGAACGGCCTGCCGATGAAGCAGTGACCTTTAGGCAGGTGCTGACCTGGGTGGGGCAGATAGCCTGCCGTTACTGGAAGTGTGACGCATATGGCCGGTTGACGTCAGGATGGTATGACACTGCCGTATTTGGGCGTCATAATGGCATGGATGGCGGCGTGTTTGACGATGGGACCCCATCCTATCAGACTGGTGACAGTGTAGATGGCGGCAGTTTCCTGCCTTGGACAGACGGAGACAGCCTGGATGGGGGAACATTTGAGAGCTTACAGGTCTATCACCATTTATATGCCTTAAACAGCATAAGTGTTGCCACGGATGATGTGGTGATAACCGGGATCAAGGTAACTGAGGCGCAGGACACCACTGTGCAGGATGCCCCAGCATCTTATATGACAGGTGTGGAAGGTTATGTGCTGGAGATAAAGGATAATGATTTTATTCGCAAAGGTAGCGGTAAGACGGTCGCCGATTATTTAGGCGGCTGCCTGATAGGGATGAAATTCCGCCCAGTGTCTATCTCTTGCCTGTCAGACCCTGCCATAGAGGCAGGAGACCCGGCAATCGTGACAGATTATAAGCAGAACACCTATCAGTGCTATATTACAAATACCACCTACCAGATAGGTAATTATCAGTCGGTGTCCTGTGACGCAAAAACACCGGCCCGTAACAGTGCATCCAGGTTTACAGAGGCTACACAAGCCTTTGTAAAGGCAAAGAAAAATACTAAAGTACAGATAAATGAGTATAACAAAGCGGTGCAGGCCCTGACCAGTTTGATCACCCAGTCTTTTGGTGTATATAAGACGGAGGAAAAGCTGGAGGATGGCAGCACCATTTTTTATATGCACAATAAACCAACGCTGAAGGGATCAGACACCATTTGGAAGATGACAGCAGATGCTTTTGCCGTGTCTACGGATGGAGGGAAGACCTGGAATGCCGGTATGGACAGCCAGGGAAATGCCGTGGTCAATGTCCTGTCCGCTATAGGCATCCGTTTCGACTGGGCGAGGGGTGGTACCCTTACATTAGGCGGGGAAAACAATGTAAACGGTGTGCTGCGCATTCTGAATGCGTCAGGTAAGGTTATCGGTACTTGGAATAAAGATGGTGTGCACGCAGAAGGGGTCTTTAGCAATTTAGTAGATGGGACAGGCATCAAGATCAATAACAAGAGGGTTGAATTTTACAATGCGGGTAAGTTATCAGCAATCATGACAGCTGTATCTGGTGGAGGAATCGCAATCCAGTCCTTTGGATCTGCATCAAAGTTTTCTTTTGTTTGCACAGATGACAGCGGCAATAACTCATATCCGTTATTGGCAGATAAAGACGGCCTGACAGGAAAATTTAAAGCTGGAAAAACAGGGAGAGCAGAGTTTTCAGACGGCACGTATCTGCAATTTTCTGGCGGTGTCTGTGTAGGCGGGAATACGAAAGAAGGGACATTTTAAGGAGACAGAAATATGGCACTTATAATAAGCAATGCATATCTGTCTCAATCGCAAATGACAGATAATGCACAGTATATCGCTGATTATCTCATCAATAAGGGCTGGACCAGGAATGCTATTGCGGGAATACTCGGAAATATGCAGCGTGAGTCCACACTCAACCCTGGCTTATGGGAATCCCTTATTTACGGCAATATGTCAGGCGGATATGGCCTGGTGCAATGGACACCGGCAACGGATTACACATCATGGGCAGATGCCAGGGGATATCCCTGGGGAAATAATACAGGTAATCCGGCAGCATATTTTAACGGGCAGTTGGAATGCATTTTGTGGGAAGTGGCAAACAACCAGCAATGGATCGCCACTTCCTCTTTTAATTTCTCATTTTCTGCATTCACCAAGTCTACTCAGAGCCCAGAATACCTGGCGGAAGCGTTCATGCGGAACTATGAAAGACCGGGAGTGCTGGCACTAGAGGAAAGAAGGCAGAATGCACGGTACTGGTTTGAAAACCTGACTTACGGAAGCTCGACGGTTATCAAAAATGCTGTGGAGTGGGCGGTCGCAATCGCGAATGACAATTCCCACGGATATTCACAGGACAACCGCTGGGGGCCGGATTACGACTGCTCCTCACTTTTGATCTCGGCGTGGCAACAGGCTGGTGTCCCGGTTAAGGATAAGGGAGCATCTTACACCGGGAATATGTATGACGCGTTTATTGCCTGCGGATTTCAGGATGTGACAAACAGCGTAGATATGGCATCCGGAAGTGGCATCATATATGGTGATGTGCTCCTGAATCATGTGAACCATACAGCAATGAGCATTGGTAATGGCAGGATGGTACAGGCATCATCAAACCGTGGAAACCCGCAGACAGGGGACCAGGATGGCACAGAAATATGGACATGCGGTTATTATAACTATCCCTGGAACTGTGTGCTGCGTTATCCAGGCGGCAGTACGCCACCGACGCCCACGGGGGTGTCACTGGTGCGCTGGATACCAGGGTAAGGAGGTGAACCAATATGGCAATACAGGATAGGCGGGGCGATTTTGACCACTTTGACCCTCAGAAGATGCTGCCAGGGGAATGGGCAGTTGTACTGAGAGGCGACCCAAATGTAAGTGATGGAAAGGCAACTTATGTGTGCTTTTCTGCCGGAGTCGTGAAACGCCTCATGACAGAGGAAGACCTGACCATAGAGCTAGATGAGCGGACACAGGAGATCATCAACAGGCTTGTCGGTGAGGTTGGGGCGGCTGTAAAAGATGCGGTGGAAGCAACGAAATATGCCAACAATGCCGGACAGCTTGCCAATACACAAGCACAAGCAGCAGAGGCGGCAGCAAACCGGGCGAATGCTACAGCGGATGACCTGGAACGGCGAAGACAGGCTGGGGAGTTCAATGGCCCGGCAGGCCCACAAGGTCCGATAGGACCAACTGGACCGGCAGGTCCGCAGGGACCGCAAGGTATCCAGGGACCAAAAGGAGACAAAGGTGATAAAGGTGACCGGGGGGAAGATGCTGCAGTTGTAGAGAGTAAAGGGGTTTATGCCTTCCAGGTGCGGGAAGACGGACATCTTTATATAGTATACGCTGGTCTGGATGCCCCGGGATATAAAATCAATGATAATGGCCATCTGGTCATGATCTTATAAGGAGGTAGAGAATTATGCCCGAACTTGATTTAGGCAATGTGATGGGACCGCAGGGACCCAAGGGAGCCACAGGAGCGACCGGTCCACAAGGACCGGCAGGTCCAGCCGGTCCAACTGGCCCACAGGGACCAAAGGGGGATAAAGGTGATGCAGGGGCAACAGGGCCGCAGGGACCACAAGGGCCGACTGGTAAAGTGGATGCGTCTACCCCTATTGCATTTTCAGATGCGGCATCCAGGGAGGCATTAGATACAGGAAATTCCATAACGGTTTTGTTTGGTAAAATATCCAAGTGGCTGAAGGACATGAAGTATCTTGCATTTAACCGCGTGATTGATTTGGCCAATAAGGTTACACCTGATAGTACGGATGCAATGTTGTTGGAGGAATCCAATGGAACAGGAAAGAAGCTGTTATTTTCCAACTTTTTGACTTATCTGCAGAATGAGGTCAAACCTAAAACGACGGCAGGTAATGTTACATTTACAAAGGCAGATGGAACTGCAAGCAATGTGCAGGATACTGTTACTGCGCTAAGCTCAGCTTTGGATAGTAAAGCGGAAAAAACTGATCTAACTAATGTAGAAAAGAATATTAACAGCATAAGTACGCTTCTGTCGAACGAAACAACCCAAGGAACCACTGGTTCTACAAATAATCAAGGAATATTTAAAGGCCAGTCTGGTATAATGATTCTCTGGGGCGCAAGTCAAACAACTACATTTTCCTATAATTCAACGGGAAAGTTTTACAAGCTCGATATCACATTTCGTGA